TGACTGACTATTATAAGACTAGAAAAGACAGAGGTGCTATGCCCTCTGCTTTTTCGTATGAATGCAAATCATGTACAAAGATAAGAATTAAGAAAAGACGTAAAAGTGTTGATATAACTACCTACTCCTACCCTGACTGGTGATGTTCACGTCTTGTTTCCCCACTGGAAACATACGTTTTTCTAAATATTAGTAGCATCCGAATTGAAATTTATCCGAGGAGTATACCCAGATGGCATCCACACAAATTTCCCCAGGTGTTGTCGTCCTAGAAAGAGATCTAACTAATACCGTAAACGCTACTGTTGATAACATAGCAGCGGTAGTTGGAACTTTTGAAAAGGGACCAGTAGATGAGGTTAGAACTATCTCATCCGAGAGACAACTGGTTGAAGAGTTTGGTAAACCAAACGACAGTAATTACGAGTATTGGTTCTCTGCTGCACAATTTATGTTGTACGGTGGATCAGTAAAAGTAGTTCGTGCAACAAGCACATCATTAAAGAACAGTATTGACACTACTACTGTAACCGATACAACATTCTCAGCAACAGACACTACACTAACAGTCGCTGAGGCAACAGACTTTGACACAGGAGATCTTTTAAAGATCGACTCAGAAATCGTCTCAATCACAGGAATCTCTGGATTGGACATTGCTGTGTCTCGTGGACAACTTAATACATCTGCGGTATCACACGCTGCATCTTCTCAGATCATGTTGATCGAGGCAGCAGGAACTACCACAACTATTAATGAGGGTGGTACCTTCTCTGATAGTGATACAACTCTAACTGTTACTAACGCATCTACATTAGGTGTACAGATCAACAGTTACATCAGAATCACTGATGAAATTATGCAAGTTACTGGTATCAGTACCAACGACTTGACTGTGACTCGTGCCCAACTCGGAACTGCTGCATCATCACACACTGACGGTGTTACTGTAACACTATTAACTGTTACTACTAACAAGACAACAATCAATGAGACAACCACAAGTGGTGTTACTCCTCCATTGATTAAGAACTTTGATGAGTACGAAGCAACAGTCGAGACTGCTTCTAATAACTGGAAGTGGGCAGGAAAAACACCTGGAACATACGGAAACAGCATTAGAGTCGTAATGACTGACGCTGGTCCAGACCAAATCCTATACCTTGCAGGTCCAACAACAGGTAACCCTGAGCATAAGTTAGAGGCAGGCAAGAAGGTTAACATTTCAGCAACTTCATCTTACTCACAGATTTATAGTTACGTCCTAGAAATTACCTTTGAACAGGGAGCATCCCTAGTAGGTTCTTTCGATGGTGGTAACTTCTTCACTGCTGTATCTGGTAACGTAACTGGTAATGTCGTATCATACGATCCAGTATCCAGAAAGGTTGAGATTACAGTTGATACAACATCATCTGATTACCTAGAAGTTGGAGACACAGTTACTGAACTATCAAATAGTGGCGGATCACCTGGTGCTGCAACTGGCGATAGCGGTAAGATTGCTGCAATTAACAGAAGACTATCTGTTATTATGGACAAGGGAGCAACAAACTTCATTGCTAACCAAGTCATTAAAGAAGGTTCAACATACGCTGCTGACGGTGTAACAACAGCAGGACGCGACGTAAACATTGTTTCTATCGCATCTGAGTACGCAACTCGTGTATATGGTAAGAACGCTAAGTGGTCATCTATCGCAGACAGACCTGGCACTTCCGCATACGCAACAGACAAGAACGGATTCCGTGACCTAATGCACATCCTTGTATTAGATGGAGACGGAGGAATCACTGGTGTACCAGGAACAGTTCTTGAAAAGTTCCTCAATGTGTCTAAGGCATCTGATGCTAAGTCACCACAAGGAACAAACATCTACTACAAAGATGTAATCAAGACTTCCTCAGAGTATATCTGGTGGGGTTCACACGAACTATCACTTGTACAAGATCTTGATAGTACTGCTACTGGTGATATCGGAACAACTGCTACAAACAGACAGTTCGACATCTTTAAGAACACATCTGCTATCTCTGACATTGATGATCCTACTGGAACAACTGCTGGTGCAGTACCAGTCATGTTCACTAAGGGAACTGCAACTATCAAATACTCCTTGAAAGGTGGAGTTGATGGTTACTCAGCAGAAAGAGACAAGTTGTTTGACGCATACGATTTATTCTCAGACCCTGAGACAGAAGAAATAGACTACATCATAGGTGGTCCAGGCATGAGCAATGAGGCAGACTCACTTGCTAAGGCACAGAAGTTGATTGACGTTGCAAACATCCGTAAGGACTGCATCGCATTCATCTCACCTCCTAAGTACTCTGTTATCGGTGTACCTAATACAAACACAATCGTAGAAAATACAATCGAATTCTTCGATCAATTATCTTCTACATCATACGCAGTGTTCGATAACAACTACAAGTACATGTATGATAAGTATAACGACAAGTATCGTTATCTTCCATGTAACGCTGACGTTGCTGGTCTAACACTAAGCACCGCACTTAACTCAGAACCATGGTTCTCTCCTGCTGGATTCAACAGAGGACAACTATTGAACGCAGTTAAGTTAGCATACTCACCATTAAAAGATCATAGAGATCGTTTATATGGTTCAAGAATCAACCCTATCGTATCATTCCCTGGTGAAGGAAATATACTTTACGGAGATAAGACTGCACTAGCAGGAGCATCAGCATTTGATAGAATCAATGTTAGACGCTTATTCTTAGTGATCGAGAGAGCAATCTCAACATCTGCTAAGGGTCAACTCTTTGAAATTAACGATGAGTTTACTCGTAAGGGATTCAAAAACTTAGTTGATCCATACCTAAGAGGAGTTCAATCCGCAAGAGGTATTGTAGATTACCTAGTTGTTTGCGATCTAAGCAACAACCCTCCCGAAGCACAGGACCGTGGTGAGTTCTTTGCTGAAATCTTTGTTAAACCAACAAGGTCGATTAACTTCATCACACTTACATTTACTGCAACCAGAACAGGGGCAACCTTTGCTGAGGTAACACAGTAATTATTATTCACCACAAAAACAATAGGTAAAACTAATGGCATTAGAAGTAACAAAGGACATTATCTCATTCCGTAACTCGGTTAGAGAAGTTGCCCGCCCCAATCAATTCCAAGTTGAACTAGATTTCCCAGTTGGATTAGCACCCGCTTCTCCATCTGCACTAGCAGAATTTGGTACCTTCCTAGTTAAAGGAGCAAACTTACCAGCATCTACTGTTGGTACAGTTGAAGTTCCATACAGAGGAAGAGTCTTGAAGATTGCAGGAGACAGAACATTTGAACCATGGACTGTTACTGTTATCAACGACGAAGGGTTCAAGTTAAGAAACGCTTTTGAAGAATGGTCAGACAAAATCAGTAAACTTGCTGAGAACAGATCTTTCTTTGACAATGCAACACAGTATCAAACAAGTGCTGTTGTAAGACAGTTGTCAAGATCAGGTGGAGACATCAAATCATACAAATTTGAAGGAATCTATCCTGTAAATATCTCCGCTATTGACTTAGCATGGGATAGTAATGACGCTGCTGAGGAATACACAGTTGAGTTTGCAGTCCAATACTGGGAACCATTCGGTGACAAGAAAGACGTTTACAACGCAGTAGAGGTTTCTAAGTCTGGAAGGGGCACCTAGAAACTTGTCTAAATAATAATGAAGTAATTAAAGTAAGATCCGATAATGTCAAATTTATTTGGTTATTCTCTTGATCGCAAGAAGAAGGGGCAAGCAACTACCCCTTCTTTCGTGCGTAAAGAATCTGATGACGCAGCGCAACCGATAGTAGCGGGTGGGTATTTCGGACAGTACGTTGAAATGGGCGACGCTGCTAATAAGGCAAGCGAAGCAGATTTGATTGGTCGTTATAGAGAAATGTCTCTACACCCAGAGGCAGATGCAGCGATCAATGATGTTGTTAATGAAGCGATAGCAGGGGACTTGAACGATCATCCAGTAGATATTGATCTTCAAAACCTCCGTGGATCAGCAAACTTAAAATCAAGAATCAAGGAAGAGTTTGATAACGTCCTTGTTCTTTTAGATTTCGACAGAAAAGCATACGATATATTCAGACGTTGGTACATAGATGGTAGATTATTCTATCATAAGATGATCGATACTAAGAATCCTAAGAATGGTATTACGGAACTTAGATACATTGATCCTAGAAAGATTAAGAAAGTTGTAGAGTTTGATAAACCAAAAGATAGATTACAACCCATAGATCCACAGACCGCTTCTATTGTTCCGCGTTCTGTTGAGTATTACATATACTCACCCAAAGGTCTGAAAGGATATGAGAACAATGGAATCAAGATTGCACCTGATGCAATAACGTATTGTCACTCAGGTCAGTTAGATATGCAGAGAAACTATGTTCTCTCACATCTACATAAAGCAATCAAGGCACTCAATCAACTTAGGATGATTGAGGATAGTTTGGTTATATATAGATTGTCTCGCGCTCCCGAGCGTAGGATATTCTATATTGACGTGGGTAATTTACCTAAGCAAAAAGCAGAACAATACCTCCGTGAGGTGATGTCCCGCTATCGTAACAAACTTGTTTACAACGCTGATACAGGAGAAATAAGAGATGACAAGAAATTCATGTCAATGCTCGAAGACTTCTGGTTACCACGAAGAGAGGGAGGACGAGGTACTGAAATCTCTACGCTCCCAGGTGGA